AAATATTTATCTAGCATTTGTCGATACGCCTGAATCCATCGTATGCATCCATTGCGATGTCCGCCCCATAGACCACCTACCAAACGCACTTCATTCCATGCCGATGTGATACATTCTCCATATATCCCATCGGGTCGCATGTATTTATCATTATCATGTAAATCGCCCATAGATTGCATAATAATTCGGTCCGTTGGCAAATAATTGGTAGTAGGAAAGGTCTGCAAAATCGTAGAAGAAATGTGCGGATTACGAAATGCACCAATATCACACCAGAAGAAATAGTCCGTTTGAAATGGATTGCACTCGATGGCCTTCTCTACAAATACTGGCTTTTGTGCCCAAATGGTATATAGCTCGGGCGTATGACGAAATCCCTCAGGGTCAATGGTATGGTTTTGTTTCCAATGATGTTCATAGGTAACCCACATGGGAAGTGATTCAAATGGTGCGGCAATGATTTTTATCGGCTTAGCACCTCGTATGTCCATAAACGTTTGCACTAAACTTTCTTCTGTAAATAGAACAATGGGTGAATCTAGTAAAAGAAATGTGCGACACCAATTTAAATAGGTTTCAGATGGGAATTTGGATTTAATCGGATAAAATGCAGTTACAACTGTACACGCCATTTAAAGATAATGATATATTATAAGACAGAATCTTTAAATGACAGTAGTTAGTGTGATTATCCCATTATATAATGGTGTGGAATATCTAGAGGAATGTGTACGCAGTGTCATTGCACAAACCTTTACCGATTGGGAAGTTTTAATTGGTATCAATGGCCATGGATATGATGGCGGCGAAGTTGCAACCATTGCACGCGAAATTGCTGCATTGGATTCACGAATTAAAGTGCTTATTCAACCACCACCATTAAAGGGAAAGATTGAAAGTTCACACCATTTAGTGATTAAATCAAAAGCGGATTGGATTTGCATGCTGGATTGTGATGATAAATGGGAACCAACTAAGCTAGAAAGGCAAATAGATGCTTCTAGAACCGTTGCAAAAAATGCAGCGGTTATTGGTTCGTTTTGCTATTATTTTGGAGACCTAACAGGTATTGTACCCGTTCCTGCTGGATTGATTCATCCTTCTCAACTAGAAACAAGTAATCCAATTGTTAATAGCAGTGCGATGATTCAACGCGAATATTGTTTATGGAAAGATGAAGATATTAGTGGAACAATGGAAGATTATAGTTTATGGATGAATATTTCGTTGCAAGGAAAAGATCTGTATAATGTTCCTGAACTTCTTACATGGCATCGTATTCATACAACCTCTGCATTTAATTCAAAACATATTTCTAATATTCCTCTTCGCACACGTTATAGTCAATTATATAAGCAAATGGTACTACGTTCGGTTGCATATGGAAATACATATGATGCAACCATTTCACGAATTAATCGTTTTGTAAATGTGGAACGTGGAACTGCCATTACCTTTATTATTCCAACCAGCGACCAAACCAAATTACTACGTACATTGCGTTCCATTCTTAGCCAAACAAAAGATGATTGGCGAGCGATTGTTGTTTTCTATGGATGTGAACCTACCGATGAAACCGTGCTTTCTATTCTACAAGATCCTCGATTCTTATACATGTCTATTACACGTTCTGATACACATTATGTAAATGGTCAGCTTGGCTATATTCGTAATATTGGATTGCGTTTTGTATCCAATAGTTCATGGGTTGGATTTATTGATGAGGGTGATACCATTATCTCAACCTATTGTCAGCGATTAGAAGATGAAGAGAATTATGCAACCTCTGCAGATGCCATTATCTTTAAGATGAAATGTGGTAATGATGTCTTTCCACCTGAGAATTATCATCAAATTACACAACATTTGGTTGGTATTAGTTTTGTGATTCGTTCCAACTTGCTTAGAGAAGGCTATGTATTTAAACCATCTAGCAGCGAAGATTTCACCTTTTTATTTGATTTGCAACGTAAATTTAAAACGATTGCATTCTCAAAAATTATTGCCTATTATGTGAAAGAGGATGCACCTTATAGCTCACAAACGGACTATACACCACGTTTTATGCTCCATCCAAAGTAAATGTGCATTTATTTTATTTCTTTTGATTATCTCATGTATTATTATACATGGCATCCACTACTAATTCTGTACAATATGGACCACCTCCACCTCCACCTCCACTAGTAAGAAGCAATGGAGTATTGAATGCCCAACCTCAACAGGCTGCTCCTGCTGGTAGAATAGTATTTGCAAATTTGTTAGGTAAGAAACTTACCGAAAATGAAAAGTCGAATATGAAGTTTTCAAGAGGCGGCCGTGGCTCAAAACGTTCAAAACGCAATCGCTCGAAACGCAATCGCTCGAAACGTAGTGGTCGCAAGTAATGCGTAAAATATTGCACTACATTTTCTACGGTTGAAATGGACCGCTGATAGCTCAGTTGGTAGAGCAGAGGACTGTAGTTGTTTAATTGTTATCCTCGGGTCGCTGGTTCAATTCCGGCTCAGCGGAGTTCCTATTTGAATGATTTGTATATGATTCAAATAAGAACACAATCGTATTCTATGCAGAACAGCACGTGTATGTTACGCCAGTCTGTGGATTTCCTACACAGCCTCCACTCTGATAGGTACAAACCTGGTCGGTAAAATAATAATTGGGTCCAAGCTGATTGGCACAATAGTTGCACATCCATGCACATCCTGTGCCGGCCGATACGGTAAAGCTAATGCAGCCATTATCCACGCAGGTAGCGGTTTCAGGGACAAGCACCGCCGGTGGTAGGGCAGCATGCGAAACGACAAACAATGACAGAAGGGTGAAAAGAAGACCACGCATACTATCTATTATAGACCCTATATCTTTAAATAATTGGATTTAACAATCACATCCTTCCAAAAAATAATCAATTGTATGTTTTACTCTATCATTCAAATGAGTTACTCCCTTAAAATTATAATAACCATTTTCTTTATTAATTGGATAAATATTAAAAAGTTGAGCCATGTAATTTGCATATGTGTTTTTATTTTCAAATAAATTAGATGGTATATTTTCACAATAATTGCGAAATTTTCTATCTTCTGAACATCCAATTTCTAATTTGAAATTACTTATTTCTTTATTTGAAATATTTTTTATAATTTCTGATATTCCCCCGTATAATATATCAGATACATGACATAATAGATTATGATGTTTACAAAATTCATAGCTTCCAGTATAAACTGAAATATTTGTTATTTTATTTTCATTTATTATCATATTATCTATAAAATCAGATAAATTTTCAAAATAAAAATCAATTCGTGTTTTAATAGTATATTTTGTTGTAATAAATTTCATTGCATTTTCTGTTGTTCGAATCTGATAATAATAATGGTTCATATAATTATTCCCTTTTTCTGATTCTGTAGTACAAATATTATTTTTTAAAATTAATTCATCTCTAAAAACAGTTTCATCATTATCAATTAGTATGATTTGTGGATACAATTTTATTAATGTATCATAAAGATGTTGATAATTTTTAAAATAGGATGATACAATAATGTTTCCTAATGAATTGTATTTTTCTATTATTAGATATGTTAATTCTTCATTATGAATCACACCTTGTAGTATGATTGTTAAATCTTTCATATAATATTATAATAGATTTAATTAAAAATAAAAAATTAGCTCTACTAAACTAAATAAATACTATATTGTGTCCATCCAATTCATAAATAATAGGAAATATATTTGTCTTCTTTTTGTTTCTGAAAATCGTATACACAACATGAATGATCGGTATTTGCTTGATCGATTTTAAAATGGATGGTAGCGGTATCATGCTGAACATTCCATCTACCCAGTGCAGGATAGATGGTCTCCCTGGATGTAAATGTACGAATGTATTTGGCAATGATTTCTTTCATATGTTTCATGATGTGATGATTATAATATCATTACATTAATGTTTCAAATTTATATAGTAAAAATAACATTTACTATATTAATCTATTAGTACAACAATTTCTTCATACGATTTTGTTAGTTCTTCCATTTCTTTATTGTTATTCTCATTATTTGGATTCAAATGGGGAAATTGTGCATAATAGATTTGTAATTGTTCTTTTGCTGATTTTAGTTTATCTTGTAATGATACATTCTTTGCACTGGTTGTTTTCCATTTGATGCCCTCCGTTTTCAAGTCAATTCCAAAACGATCGCCATGTGCACCATTTGCCGTAATGTACCACACATGTTTAGGAATTTCATCTACGGTTACTCCTGAATTGTCAGGGAGTTCAATACGACGTTCTTTTTGTTTTTGATTAATATTTTGTGCAGATTGTGTGACAAGACGCAAATTCTCTTTACGATTATCTAATCCATTGCGATTCATATGGTCAATGGATTCTTTGGTGCCTTTTCCTGGATGTTCTAGACGATCCATTACAACATTATGAAGATAAACAGCTTTCTGACTGCAATTCATTCGTTGTGTATAGGAAAGATATGCATTTGCTGTATAATGCCATGTATGATCTTTTACTTTATCAAAGTCTTCTTTGTCAATCAATCCATATTTATGTGTATCATGGTGTTGTATTTTTATAACAGTATATTCCTTATTATGGTATAATACATGTGTATAGATGATTGGATTTCCTGGTCTTCCAGGTTTATACATATTTACATGGATTGTTTCCTGTGTAATCTTCTCCATTTTGAATGTTTTTCTACCTTCAAAATATGAAATATTTTTTATCAAATTTTACACATATACCAAAATATAGCAAAGTACAACATATAACACACCGGGAGGTATGAAAAACATTAATTACTGTATGCTAATCCACCCATGCCCGACATAATGCGGAGAACGTTGTAGTTGGTGGCATAGACACGAACCGTCGATGAGAGGTTGGTGCCGACCGCGTTGTTCGAGACAGTTAGGAGCAATGTCGTGTTGTCAATACGCGACAAGTTGCATGTGCCCGATGGCTGGTGCTGCTCTGGCTGAAGAGCGAACGAGTACACGTTGATACCAGCGGCTGGGATGTTGGTGTGGTGCTGGTATGGCTGTACCAAGTTGAAGTAGGCACCCTCGCGGACCTGGAAGCGGTCGTGGCCGTTGAGCTGCAAGAGAGCAGTAATGACTGGGTTCTTGCCCGCCATGCCCTCGACACGGGTGACCGAGTAGCCCGACTCGAGTACCGAGCGGTCCCACCAGTCCGTGTAGTTGAATGGCTGCTGACCCTTCCATGGGTTGATGATGTTGTCGTCGCACGACACGAACGAGTCGCGCTGGACGACCCAGACAAGCTCCTTGCATGGGTGGTTGAAGTTGAGCTTGAGCTTGTTGGCCGACGAGGTAATCGACTCACCGCCAGTGAACTGGAGGACGTCAATGAGGTACTCGTGCGAGACCTGGGCAAACTTACGACGCTCATCTGTGTCGAGGTAGATGTAATCGACATAGAGCGAGGCAGCGGCAAGACCGCACTGGCCCACGCGGTTGCGAATGGCGTGTGGGTCCGAGCTGTTCGAGTAGTCCCAGCAGACGTTGTTCAAGGTGTTGAACTCGAGGTTGATGCGGACCTCGTGGTACTGGAGAGCAATCAATGGCAAGGCGAGACCAGGGTTGCGGCAGAACCAGAACTGTAGTGGAATGTACAAGGTGTACATTGGGGCGCATGAAGTAATGACCTCAGAAGTGAGGGGCTCACCGCCATAGCAGTCGTTGTCGCAAGTCGATCCACCCTGGTAGAGAAGGTTGGTGAGCTCTGGGACGTTGCCGACCATCTTGGCATAACCAGCCTGCTTGCCGGCCTCCTGTGTGAGCTCGTTCCAAATGTGAAGCCAGTCACCGTAGTGCTTGTCAATGCGCTGGCCACCGATTTCAATCTCAACGTACTCGATGAGGTTGTGGCCGATCCAGTTGAGCCAGCGAAACTGGGCGCCCGAGCCGTCGGATGGCTGGAGCTGAACCTGTGGCAGTGTAGCCTGCAAGTACATGCGGTGAATCAAGTCACCGTTGCGCTGAATCGTGCAGGTAACCTTCTTGCCAAAGTTGGGAGCACCGTTGAAGGGGTTCTCAATGGACTCCATGGCAAAGTTGGTGTGACGACGGTACACAACCTTGAAGAATGTAATTTGGGGGTTACCTGTTAGGTAAACGTCCTGAGCGCCATAGGCGACGAGCTGCATCAAACCACCACCAGTCATTTTCTATACCCTATTGTAACAAAAAAATTTTGGCAAAACACGTAATTTTGAATTTTGACAATGCCGGAGTTAT